AGTTCTAATCCAGTTATATAACAGGCAATCTTAGGCACAGTTGCCATTTTATTTTCGGAGTTGTCTTTAATAATAGCAGCAACTTGTCTAGTCATGTCTCCGTATGAAACAGGAATATGTCGTAGTGTACCATCACCGGCTTTATATTGAAAGCCAATAAAGAATCGCATAAATTGAGTAACGTATCGGCGTAACTGCCCGTCATAAAAAAAGTCCATTAATCGTCCGCCTTTGGTCTAAGAGCTTTTGACAGACTCTGTTTTTCTTTAACAACCTTACCGTTGATATTAGAAACAGTGTCGTTATTAATAAATTCGGTCTTTTGTGTTTTTCTTGCTTCCTTGCCTTCGAACACATTACCACTTTCAACATCATTAGCACTTAAATTGCTCATAGTCATTCTTACATTATCCTCAAATTTAATCCAACGTACTCCGTTGAATCTAAATAATCTATTTGGATGATAGTCAGTTCGCAAGTGGAATTGACCGTTAACTGGGCCCAATGGAAAGGACATGCTAGCACTAAACAATGTTCCGTTAGGTGGAAGGCCATCTTCGGTTAGGTAGCCGTTATATCTATCGGCTGTTGGTTGTGCAAATACAGAAGCTGCATTGACTCCAACATACATTGGGTTACCGTCTTGATCGAGTATTGGTATTCCGTTTTCATCTGTGGCTTGAGTTTGTATACTGGCATCAAGTTGATCGGTATCAGTACTGACTAGGTCAATAGACCCCAAAGCATTTCTTTCTATAGTATAGAATTTAGAAGTGTCGTATCCACTTCTAGGAGCATCTGCTTCCGCTTGATCAAGAACTGCCTGCGTGATCTGCATTTCTTTATCATACGTTGACATAATATCACGTAGTGTGGTACTAGTGTCTCCGCTAAGTCCTGACGGATCAGCAAGACCGTCAAGAATATCTTTAAACTCTTGACTGTCAACTAGAGGTTTACACTTGGCACGATATAAATGCGGATACCATGTAACTGAATATCCTTCAGCTGCACGATTTACTTCTTCAATAACAAAAAAACGTTTTAGCGCAAACTGTAAATCGTTAAGAGCATACTCGTCTTTCAAATGCGGCAATTCTATAACGTCACCAGAAATTAATTTTCTGCCTATTTTTTCAATGGTGTCGTTAATATGGAATGTGATAAAGATTGTATCATTTTGTAAAAATAATCCAAACTGGCTTAAATTAAAGTCAATGTCTTGTAGGCTATAGACACCTCGCATGACATAAATGTCCGGATCATATTTACGATCTCTGTTTTCTAAAAACAACAGATCTTGTATCTGTCCGACACCAGTAGACGCATATGCAGGTGTACTAGGAGTATCTCCCTGTGTCGACACTCCTGGTCCGAGGTATTTGTGTAGGTGTACATCAGTACCGCCCACCTGAAACATCTCCCAGACAGTTTTGTCTATGAATTTGTAATCGTTGCCCTTTTCTGGGCGATATAAACTTAATCTTGGCATATGTATATTTACCGTAAGATAAATACTTGTATGAGCACAACTGACCAAACAAAACAAGAAGTAGTTAATTATTGTCGTACTATGCTGGGTGACGGCATGATCGACGTTGAACTTGATCCTGTACATTACGAAACTGCACTTAATCGTGCTTTAGCGGTGTTTAGACAGCGGTCAGATAATGCCGTTGAAGAAAGTTTCATGTTTTTAACATTAGAAACAGACACTAACGAATACATTCTTCCAGCAGAAGTTCAACAGGTTAGGCAGATTCATAGAAGAAGTATTGGTTCAAGAACTGGTGGCGGAACTGGTGGAACTGTATTTGAGCCGTTTAATTTAGCATACACAAACACCTATTTGTTAAGCTCAACGAATATGGGCGGATTAGCTACTTACGAGTTGTTTGCTGGATATCAGGAAATGGTCGGTAAAATGTTTGGATCATTTATCAACTATACTTGGAATCCGCAAAGTAAAAAACTTGTTATCATGCAACGTCCACGTGGCGAAGAGACTGTAATGATTCAGGCATATAATACTCGTCCAGACTTTGCACTAATTACAGATGTGTATGCCGGCCAATGGATTAAAGATTATACCCTAGCTAACTGTAAAATTATTCTCGGTCAAGCTCGTGAAAAGTTTGCTCAGATCGCAGGGCCCGGCGGCGGTAGCAGCTTAAATGGCGCCGCAATGAAATCCGAAGGCCAAGCAGAAATAGAAAAACTCACAGAAGATCTTAAGACTGGGGTTTCTACCCAAGGCTGGAGTTGGGTAATCGGTTAAAATAAAACATTGACTTTTACATAAATTTATACTATAATATTCTTAATTGGAGAATATTATGATCATAGGAATATGTGGATTTATTGGCTCAGGCAAAGACACAATTGCTGACTACTTGGTTAACTTTCACGAATTTAGACGAGAGAGCTTTGCTTCTACTCTTAAAGATGCTGTAGCCTCAGTGTTTGGTTGGGATAGAACACTACTTGAAGGCCGTACTAAAGAAGCACGTGAGTGGCGAGAACAAGTAGATCCTTGGTGGGCAGAACGATTAGCAATGCCCACACTAACTCCTAGGTGGGTACTACAATATTGGGGCACAGAAGTATGCCGCAAATCCTTTCATGATGACATCTGGATCGCCAGCCTAGAAAACAAACTACGTTCTAGCAAAGATAATGTAGTGATAAGCGACTGCCGTTTTCCAAACGAAATTCAAGCTATTAAAGATGCCGGTGGACAGATTGTTTGGGTACAACGTGGCGAATTACCAGACTGGTACAGTGATGCTGTTGAAGCAAATAAAGGTTCAAATATTGGATTGAATGCAATGAAAATGCGAAAAATCCACGCTAGCGAATGGGCTTGGTTGGGCAGTGGTTTCGATGTGGTAGTTGATAACAACGGTTCAATTGAAGAGCTGTTTCAACAATCTAAACAACTGTTAGAAGTCAGCAATCAAATCGCCTTGGCGCCAACCGCTGGAATCTTTGCTAATAATAATAGCACAATTTGAACAAATAGTTTTTAAATTATTAGGGCGGCAATTATGTAGATTGCCGTCTACGTGAAATACTTTAAAAATAGCAGAACTGCGTGATTTAAACCCGCACTTTTCGCACTCGGATTTAACAGTATATCCTGCTAGCTTCCATCTAGGTATACCTGATCTAAAGCCTTTAGACATACAGGTTTCACACAGGCTCCGATAATAGGTTTTATTTGCCTTGTGGTAGTTTACCGCACGGGGTCGCTCGCCGCATTTACATAATGGTCTCATACATTTATTTACACCTTTTTAATCCCTTTACATAAGACTGGTTTTTGTTAGAACTACGCTAAATAAAGATGAAGTCATATTATACCAGGAGATAAAGTAATGGCACTAGTTTCCCCAGGCGTACAAGTTACGGTAATTGATGAGAGTTTTTATACTCCTGCAGAGCCAGGAACAACTCCTCTTATCGTCGTAGCTACAGCCGAAAATAAATCAAACGCAGCCGGCACAGGTACTGCCGCCGGAACAACAGCAGCTAACGCTGGCAAAGCATTTAGAATTACAAGTCAACGAGAGCTTGTGGACACATTTGGTGTTCCATTCTTTGAGAAGACTGCAACTGCTAACCCAGTACACGGCGGCGAAGTAAACGAATACGGACTATTAGCAGCATACAGCTACTTAGGTAGTTCAAATGGTGTGTTTATTGTACGTGCCAATGTTGACTTGGCCGAACTAGTCGGCCAGGCAATTGAGCCAGGCTCACAACCAGACAACGGTAAGTGGTGGGTAGATACTGACGATACTACATACGGTGTCCAAGAATGGAATAACGATCTGCTAGCAGCAGGTGGTCAAAAATTTACTAGTAAAACTCCTATCGTATTAACAGATAGTGATGTTACTAGAATCGAATCCGGCACAGGCATTATTAGCGGTGAAGTTTATCGTAGACCAAAAGGCTCAGTAGGGTCTATCGGTGACTACGCAATAGTATTTGAAACTGTAGACGGCACAGGTAGCTTTAGTGCTGTTGCAGAACAGGCAAGATTATTTTACAAGAGCGCAGGAAATAGCGCAGCCGGAGTTGGAGTAGGCGAGTGGGTATTAGTTGGAAGCCAAGAATGGGTTGCTAGTCATCCTGTTGCTAGAGCTACTGGTAGTGTTTCTACTGGTACTGCAAAAATTAACGGAACCACAATTACTGTATCTACCGCAACATTAGCCGGAGTAGCTAGTGCAATTTCTGGAGTAGACGGAGTTTATGCTTCTGTTTCAGCAGCAGGTGTTCTTCAAGTTTATTCCGACGGTGCAACTTCAACTGCTGGAGATTCTACATTAAGTGGGCAAGTCGTAATTAGCGATCTTTCCCCAGCAAGTGTCCTTGGTGGAATTACTGCAGGTACATATTTACAACCTGCATTACAACAATCACCGCATACTGCTGTGCCATTGTTTAAGAGAAAAGACACAATTGGTGGTGTTGCACAAGTTGGTCGTCCAACGGGATCTGTTTGGGTCAAAACAACAGAATCCGGTGCAGGAGCACGTTGGAGAGTCAAGCGTTATAACTCCGCAACTCAAGCATGGGAAGCATATTCTGCATCATTGTACGAAAACGGTAGCGCAGCACTTTATAATTTAGATAGAGCAGGCGGCGGTTTAAATATTCCGTTAGATTCTATTTACGTACAGACAAATGCCAACGAAGAGTATAGTTTTAGATCACCAGACGATGTCGAAGGACTAGACGCTAGTTTAGAAACAGCATCTTTCCGTGTATGGCGCAGACGTGCAACAGGAACAACTGCTGTTACTTCAGCAATTATTGCGAATGGATCAATTGTTGGCGGTTCAAAATCATTCAGTATTAAAGAATCATTAAAGACCAGCACTGCGTTAAGTGCAGCGATTCCTGTTACTGTAGTATTGTCAGCAACTGCAAGTTTTGCTGATCAATCACATCAACTTGCAACAGCTATCAATCAAGCAGGACTTACCAACGTTGAAGCTAGTGTAACATCTGACAATAGAGTAACACTAACACATAAATTAGGTGGTGAAATTAGAATCACTGATACTAGCGGTGTTTTTGCAGCTATCTTCACAGCATTTAATATTAACACACTGGCAGGTACTGATGGATTCTTTACAGCACCGTCAGGCAGTCCAGACGATTTTGTAGTTTCAAACTGGAAACCACTGGCTGCTGATAATTTCTATGCTGGCAACACACAACCATTAAATGAGCCAACAGACGGTCAGCTATGGTATAATCCAGAAGTGTCAGATGTGGATATTATGATTCACAATGGTACAACTTGGGTAGGATACAGAGACGCAGGTAGTCCATACGTTGAAGTAGCTAGCGATAGAGTTGGATATACTCCAATTGTTGCAGCAAGCAATCCTTATATTTCAGCTGTAACTGTAACCGGCGACTTGTGGATCTCTACAGCAGATATTGATAACTATCCTACAATTTACAGATACGACACTGATTTACCTGGCGTACCAGCAAAAGACCGTTGGGTACTTGTTGATAAAGCAGACCAAGTAACAGAAGAAGGAATCGTATTCGGAGATGCACGTTGGTCCGATGGCGGGACTTCTAAGACTCCAACATCTATCAAACTGCTTGCAAAATCAAATCACTTAGATCCAGATGCTCCAGATCCAGCATTATATCCAAAAGGTATGTTGCTATGGAACCTACGTCGTTCAAGTGGAAACGTTAAGCGTTATGTTAATAGTTATATTGACACAGCAGCTGATAATGTGCGCATGAACAATACAAGTATGGATGGATACGAACCCGATCGCTGGGTTACAGCTTCTCCTAACGGTGAAGATGGTTCAGGAACATTCCGTCGTAAAGCACAACGTATTGTAGTTACACAGGCTATGAAGAGTGTAATCGATACCAGCTTAGAAATCCGTGATGAAGAGCGCCGCAACTTTAACTTGATTGCTTGCCCTGGTTATCCAGAAGCATATCAAAACTTGATCAACTTGAACATTGATCGCGGCTTGACAGCATTTATTATTGCTGATACTCCATTAAGACTAGGTGCAGGTTCAACAGGCTTATTGAATTGGGCTACTAATGCAAACGGAGCACTTGACAACGGCGAACAAGGTTTAGTTAGCTATGACGAGTATTCAGCATTGTATTATCCAAACGGATTTACCACAGATCTAGGTGGTTCTAATGCAGTTGTCCCAGCTTCACACATGATGCTAAAAACAATTTCATTAAGTGACCAAGTTAGCTATCCATGGTTTGCTCCGGCAGGAACACGTCGTGGTGGTATTGTTAACGCAACATCAGTTGGTTACTTAGACGCAGCTAGCGGTGAATTCCAAACAGTACAACTAAGCGAAGGTCTAAGAGATACATTATACGATCAAAAGATTAACCCGATCCCATTCTTTGTTGGAATAGGACACGTTGCATTTGGTCAGAAAACTCGTGCAAGAAATGCTTCGTCACTAGATAGAATCAACGTAGCACGTTTAGTAGTTTACTTACGCAGCCAGTTAAACAAATTAGCAAGACCTTATCTGTTTGAACCAAACGATCAAATCACACGTGATGAAATCAAAGGTGCTGTTGACAGTCTATTGCTAGAGTTGGTAGGCTTACGAGCAATTTATGACTTCGTAGCTGTTTGTGATGATTCTAACAATACACCAGCAAGAATCGATAGAAATGAATTGTACGTGGATATTGCGATTGTTCCTACAAAAGCAGTTGAGTTTATCTACATACCATTACGTCTAAAGAACACAGGAGAGATCTAAAATGGCATTAACCTCATTAAATAATTACTCTGTACAGACAGACGGTCCTGGTAGTAATACCGGACTGCTAATGCCAAAACTAAAATATCGCTTTAGAGTGACTCTTTTAGGTTTTGGTGTTGAAGCTAGTACAGTTTTAACTAGACAAGTAGTAGATATCGGAAGACCAAAGGTCAGCTTTGAAGAATTGGAATTGCCTATTTACAACTCCAAAGTAAAACTAGCTGGTCGTTATAGCTGGGAAAACGTTACACTAAACTTAAGAGATGACGCAAACGGCGAAGTTGCTAGACTAGTTGGTCAGCAAATCCAGAAGCAGTTCGACTTTATGGAACAGGCTTCTGCACGTAGCGGTATTGACTATAAGTTTACATTACGTTTAGAAATCCTAGACGGCGGTAACGGGGCTAAAGAAACACAAGTGTTAGAAACATTTGAGCTGTATGGTTGCTTTGTACAAAACGCAGACTACGGCGATGTTAACTACGGAACTAACGAACCTGTTCAAATTGCATTAACTATTGTTTATGATAATGCTATTCAAACAAATGGAACAGTTGGTATTGGTACTAACGTTGGTCGTGCAGCAGCTTCTGAACTAACAACCGGTCAATCTAGTGCTGCTCCGCTAGGTTAATTAGTAGAATAAATTAAAAAGCCCAGGTTTTTCCTGGGTTTTTTTTCGGCATAAATATTATTATGGCAAATAAATTTACTAAATTTTTAAAACAGTCCTTTACTGGAGCTACTAACCCTAAGGGAAATGTTGGTAACTATCAACATGCTACTAGACTATACTTAGATAATAGCTATAGGCTAATGCCTCGAAGTAAATTTTTGTATTATGTAAGATTTGAATTACATAAGTCAGCATTACAATCTCAAGCCTTTACAAACAAGCATGCCGACGAAATAGGCTATCTTATCAAGACTGCAGATTTTCCAAAATTTAATATTGACTCAATTGTAAAAAATCAATATAATAGAAAAAAGATTATCTATAAACAGATTAACTATGAGCCTGTAAATTTAACATTCCATGACGATTCAGCAGGTATAGTAAATGCGTTATGGGCATTGTACTACGGTTATTATTTTGCAGATAGATCCCTACCGGATGCAGCTTGGGGCGACACGCTGTATATGAAAACCAGTGACCCTAGAACTAACTTTAGATACGGTCTCGATAATAATAAAAAGTCATTTGATTTTATTAAATCAATTTCATTGTACACACTAAGTCGTAGAAGATTCAACGGTTACACTCTAGTCAATCCTAGAATTAAAAGCTGGACGCATGCCGCTGGCGACTACGGTTCCTCAGAATTCATGGACCATCAAATGAGTTTAGAATACGAAGCAGTTCAGTATAGCTCGGGACAAGTAAAATACGGATCGCCTAAAGGATTTGCCAGTTTATATTATGACACGACTCCTAGTCCGTTATCAGTAGCAGGCGGCGGTGTTGCAAATGTATTTGGTGCCGGCGGTGTACTAGATGGATTAGAAAGCGTCTTTGGCAATGTTGGAGATGGCACAGCCTTTGGTTCCGTAGGCGGATTTTTAAGTACAGCAATTTCAGCGGCAAATACTTTTAGAAATGCAGGTAAAGTTAATATTGGTAGAGAGGTAATCGGAATTTTAAGTAGTCCAGCAGGTATATTAGGTGCTGTGAATACTGTTGGTGGCCTTTTAGGAGCTGCTGTTCCTAGAAATTCAAATTCATCTGACACTACTACAGCTTCACCAAGAACAATGATTGCAGATAATGGTTCAGTAAATACTCAATCAGCTGTACAGACATTTAGTCGTGGACCTTCGACAGCGTCTATAGCAGAAATTCAAGCAAACAATGCTCGACAAGCATAACAATATATTAGAGAGTATACCATGGCAGACTATTCAAACTTACCCGTTACCCCTACGACAGACTCCGCTGACGCAACAAAAGTATTCTTTGACCAGTACGGTATTCAACCTTTAGAATTTGCTGCTAATGAAGTTGACTCAGCTATTGCTTTCTTTACAGGAAAGGGATTTGGAGAAACCGCATCAAGGACCACCGCAGTTACTATTTTAAAACAAGCTAAATCTGAAAACTTGTCAGTGTTTAAACTGTTAGATACACTAGCAGGACTAGATGCACTGAGATTATCCTCCCTGGTTGCAGAAATTCTAAATAACAATCGAAAATCTATTTCAGTTCTTGGCTACAGAGTAACTAATGTTTACAAGAATGATGCTGTAAGAAACGTTGCACCATAATGGCAAAATTTGCTCAAGGAAAATTTGAATTAAAAAATCCCGACAAGTATGTTGGCTTAAAAACACCCCTAGCTAGATCAAGTTGGGAGTTTGTTTTTATGAGAATGCTAGATGAGCACAAGGGTGTTGAAAAGTGGGCTAGCGAAAGTATACAGATCCCTTATCGTTGCCCGTTAACAGGAAAATACACAGTATATGTCCCGGATTTTTTTATTGTGTACAATGATAAAAACGGCGGCAAACATGCAGAAGTTGTAGAAGTAAAACCAGCTAATCAAACCATACGAGAAAATGTAGGAAAAAGTCGCTACAATCAAGAACAGTATATTAAAAATATGGCCAAGTGGGAAGCAGCAACCGCTTGGTGTAAACAAAAACAGGTGAGATTCAGAGTTGTCAACGAAGACGATATTTTTCATCAAGGTTCAAAAAAGCGATAAGTAAAGTATGACTAAAAAATTAGAAGAATTATTTAATTTAGAAGAAACACAAAAATCTGCTAAAGTAGAAGAAGTTCCTTCTCATGAACAAGTTACTAGTCTAGACAAAACGTATCAAGAAGTAGCAAAAATTACAAAAACTCTTCCAGAAATCCAAGAACTAGATTCCTTAGATGACTCGGAACTAGATAACCTAGCAAGCAAAGCAGAAGAAGCCTACGATAATCTAATGGATTTAGGCATGAATGTAGAAGTACGCTATGCTAGCAGAATTTTTGAAGTAGCAAGTAGCATGATGAAGAATGCTATTGATGCTAAAACAGCAAAAATAGATAAAAAACTTAAAGCCATTGATATCCAAATGAAAAAATATAAAATTGATAAGGATAACAATGAAGATCCAAACGATGTGTTAAATGGCGTTGGTTATGTAATAACAGATCGTAACGAACTATTGAAAAAATTAGGGCAAAAGGACTAAATATGAGTATGAAGTCATTTCGTGAATATCTAGTAGAAAGCAAAAAAGTTTATACTTTTAAGATCAAAGTAGCCGGAGAGCTGCCTGAAAATTTTGTTGACAACTTGAAACAACAGTTGTTAGATTGCAAGTGTGCAAGCATTGAAAAATCTAAATCGACTCCGATTCAATCGAAGCCTATGGATTTTCCAAATTTAACAAATGCAGAAGTAGCAATTTTTGAGGTTATCTGCGAGTATCCAGTTGGTGTACAAGAAGTATTAGAAAAAGTAAAAAATACCGGGATCTCCGAAGCTAACATTATTGTTAGAACAGGATCAGACCCGGGCGAAACAGAAAAAATGACATATGATCCTGAACCAAGCGGTGAGGCAATTCTAGCTGAGCCAGAGTACAAGGATACTAAAATCAAACACAAAGATTATTTTGGAAATGATTTTAATAAAGGTTTCTTAAAAGATTTAGAGAAAACAGCCAAGGCTCGTAAGAAGGAAGACGGCCAAGGTGAATACAAACTGCCTAAGGGCAAACAAGATAAAGCTGGCACCAAGAGTGCTCTAGGGAGTTAACATAAATGGATTTTAATAAATTAATGCAAACAATGCGTGACTTGGATCGTCCGGTTGGAGAAGCAGCAGTACAAGAATGTGGCGATCCAATGATGGGCGGAATGACGCCTCCAATGGGAGCATCGACACAACCACCTCCAGCACATCCTAGCATGAGTGTTAATTTAAATGCTCAAGGTATGGACAGCATTGAAAGTTTACTAAAGTTAATGACTAAAGTAAATCCAGACATGCTTAATCAACCAACGCCACTTACTCCTCCACTTACTCCTCCTCCGATGACTGCTATTCCTAGCATCTCTAGCATTGGCGATCTGGGTAATTTAGATAGAGGCCCGCTAAAAATGTTACCAGACTTAGATTCTGATAACGACATGATGCCAGGCGGCGAAATGGATGCCGATTACGACGACAACGGTAAACTAGATCGTCACGAAAAGGATCATGCATCTGAAAAAGGATTATTAAAATCGTTAGACCTCGATAAAGATGGCGATCATGACATGGACGATCATGGCATGAAAAAGAAAATGGTCGATAAAGATCCTATCGACAAAGACGGCGAAGAAGACGGTGAAGCTGATAATGATAAAGAAAAAGAAGGCGAAGAGCCAAAGACTATTTGGGACGGCGGATTAACCATATCGGGGCCAGGGTCTGATATAGCAGCAAAAAGATTGGATATAAATGGTGATTTAGATGACAACGAAGAGAATGAAGAAGCGTTTGGCAATTCGGTTGCAGGACACGATGGCCCAGATTACAAAGGAATGTCTGCATCAACCCCAAGTGGTAATGATATGCACAAGCAAAAAGGCACATATCCTAAAGTAGCCGGCGGTGACAATCCTATGCAACGTGTTAAAGAAGGCGGCGACCTACGTGCTCAAATTCGTGCAGAATTATTGCAAAGACTATCAGAAGCTAAAGGAGCGAAATAATGGCAAATTTATACGGCGTAGCGGCAGCAGGAACATCAGTAAACATTGATGCCAACGCAAGAAAAGTAGTAGGTGATGGCGCATCAGGCATCGGCCCATACACAAATTTTGGTACTCCTGT